GTATTTTTTCAATTTTGATAAATTTTTATAAGTTTTCAAAGATCACAATGATTATAGAAACGCCACAAGTTACATTTTTGTCATTTTGATGGTATCATTTTTGAGTTTATGCGTAGGCTCCATAGATTAGGATTTAACCCGACAATGTAGGAGGTAAGAGCAATGAATAAGGAAATGACAAGAAGAGAGCGGGCCTTGTTTGATCAAACAATAACGCCTCTTGAAAAAAAACTATTGTTGACCCCACCACAGATGAGCCCTATCGAAAAAAAGGAGCTTATGCACTGGTTTGAAAATTTACTACCGGAATACATGCAAGAAGAATTCGACTACGAATATAAATGTCTATTTCCTGAAGAGTATAAAAAAAACAGGGAAAAAATAATGGAGCATGAACTAGCAGGCTTAGACTTAAATTATCCATTGCCGGATTGGTATGCTTTTTTATGGTTGAAGCATTATACATTACATAGGGGTTATACTGATGTATTGACAGAAGCCAGGGCCAGCCGAAAATGAGAGCAATTGCACTCAGCCCAGTGCACTCAGGTGCAGTTTTTTGTAGATTAATCAGGCAGTTAAACTAATTTGGAGGGTTTTAAAATGAACTATTTTGAAAAAATTATTTTACCATCGGTAGAACTAAAGAAGCAACCCACTTATAATTTGACTGAATCTGCTCTTATTTTGCAATGCTCAGTTCCTACAGTGAAGAGATATGGCAAGAATTATAAAACCCAAACGGGCGAGATTCGATTAAAAATTGAAAATGACAAAACCATATCTTTTCACAGCTTTGTAGACTTTTACGCAAAGGAGCATAAACCGAATAAAACCGGGTAGAAACCGGGTGAGAAACCGAGCCCCGACCCCAAGCCTAAAACAAATGATAGGCCGAAGCATTGCAGGGAACATGAGAAGCGGGCAAATACCCCTATGCATAGGTATAGGCTTGATCTATATCGTTGAATGTAGAGCATTTCACGAAGTCATTAAAAGATTATAGTATTACTTTTTATCAAATTCTTATCAAATTAAAGGTGCCGCTTCAGTACCCCCAAAAACAGGGCCTTAAATTCAGTGGGTTTTTGCTCGACAACGCAGGGGGTAAAGTGGAGTGCTTCCAGGGCGTACAGCTCCACTTTCACTCATTTCTTGATATTCAATAACTGACAAAACCTACCATTAATTTAATCAAGTTTATCAGATATATAGAACAACGTCTGATAACATTCAATATGTAAACTTTTCACTTAACCAATTGTATTTACTATATAAACACTCATTTTGACGTTTTGGGCCTACCTCAATATTGGCATATACCCACCATTTGACCAAATATCCGGTTCTAATTAAATCAGTAGGTTAGCCAAGTACAGGTTTGAATGTGGAGCTTGCACCCATCTTTTTCCTTGACTTCATTTATTCAAATGAAGTACTATACATTTTGGAGTGAGTGAGAATGAGACCCCCGCAGCCTGGGGGTAGAATGACAATATCGACCCGCATATTAAAATCCGCACAAAAATCCATCCAAAAGCTGTTCCTGGATGACAATCTCACCGCAAGCATCCAGTATAAACTTTTTTCCGGTTCAACATTTTCCGATAGTTTAGGCTTTACCGAATCCGTTTACATTACCTATGAGCTCACAGCAATTCGCACCGAACGAAATAGATACTCTATTTCCGCACCGGGAGAAATGGGCGCTATCCAGGGTGTTGAGATTAACTTTTTGGTCCAGGAACTACCAGATGATTACTCGAACCGCGATCTCATTCAGCACAATGATACAAACTACCAAATAGAACGGATTTCTAAAATTGCGGAGCTTGCTTATAAAATTCAGGTGATAGGTGCCTAAATGATAACAATACGAGCAGAAGTAGGACGGACATTAAAAACTGCCTTAGAAATGAAGGGCTTAGATGATTTGATCCGACATTTGGCCGAAGAGATAAGATCACGCATGGTTCAAAGCACCCCGATTGACACCAAACGGGCACGGCAAAGCTGGGGAGAAGTAAGAAGAGAAGGCGGTTTATCTCATAGTGGTGGGACGGATGCCGGACCAGTTGCCAGGCAGTCTATTGGATTTTCCTTTGGAAATACAGCACCTTACAGCCATATCTTGGATAAGGGAAGCACTCCGGGAAAGAAACCGTGGCCCTCAGTTGGCCCTAAAACTACCATGAAGGATGGGCGTATTTTTTCAAGCCAGGCCCCAGCTGGCATCTATAGGACGGCGGAAATCGAAAAATTTGTCAAAGCCGCACTTCCGGGATTGTTTGCGAAATATCTAGGGAAATAATGGCAAAAGCAAAAACAAAACACGATTTAAAAGACACTAAGAGCGGCAAGTTTGTCAGCAAGAAACCAAGCTGGACCGCCCCAGGGCCACAGGGGTTTCATAATTGGCGTAAAGAGATCAAGCCCAGGATATTAAATCATAAAAATAGGTACGAAGTCTTTACCCCTACCGCAGACCAGAAAAAAGTAATCAATCAAATATTAGCAGTCGATGAACACGGGAATTTTGTTCACGACATTTGTACATTGATCGGACCCAGGCGACATTTTAAGACAGTAACCGCAGCTTTGATAATCATATTTCTAACTACTTCTAGGAAAAACTATTTGACCCAACTTTTAGGAAATAATGAAACCCATTGTAGACGGACAATGTTTCGGACAGTAGCCAGGATCATTATAAATACCCCCAAACTTTCACAGCTTATTGATCCTGATAAATATATAAAAATGTGGGAAATTTACTGCCCGAAAACCAAGTCAACTATTCAGATGTCAAGTACCTCCTTTGCGGGTAGTTTTGGAGAAAAGGCAAATATATTGTGGTATGGAGACGCACATTCGAGCCCCGATCACAGCAGCTTTAATGCTTTTTTGGGAAGTTTACTTGACTCTGAAAATTCGCTTTGTTTGGTAGACGGTAACCCCGATGAATTTGGAGGATTTCTTCATAAGTATGAAAAAAATGCTTTAGTAGACGATGGGATTTTTTGCAATCGAATAAAGTACAAGGATTTCCAAGAGTATGAAAAAAAAGCACCTGTTTGGATAGATCGTAAAAAAGCAAAACGGCTAGAAACGTCTTTGCTTGAATCAGAATTTAAAAGGGACATTTTAGGGTTACGCTCTTCTGTAGTCAACTCCTTATTTCCAGAATCAGTCATAAAAATGTGTAAAGATTCCTACAGGTGTCCAGTTGACAATATAAAGGATTTAGTAGGTAATCGTAGTTATGTTATTGGCGGGGGTTTGGACAGAGCAGACTCAGAATGGGGATCAGTTTTCGGAAATGACAACAGCGTTTTTACCACAGTCGCAAAAGTAGCTAATCCTGAAAATCAGGAACCTGAAATATATATTTTAGATCAACATTGCTTTAGGCCGTCAACGGGCAGGGCTATAAAAAAGCATGTTTTGGCCCAGCATAAAAAGTACAAATTCAAAAACGTAGTATTAGAAGCGCATAACGTCTCGGATTTACAGCCATATTTTATTGAAGCGGGTGTTCCTTGCGAAAGTATTAACCCACATGCAACCGTACAGCGGGCAGCATGGCCGGAGGTTGTTAGAATTGCAAAAACCGGACGTTTAAGAATAAGCAATGATCTTCCAAAATTACTTAGTGAAATGAGCACCATGACATACACAAAATTGTCTTCAGGCAATTATCATTTTGGAGCTGTTAACTCTTCTCAAAAAGACGATAGAGGATTTAGCTTATTGTGGTCCGTGTACTCCCTCAGAAATCAAATACTGTCACTTTATACTCTTGGAAATATTCAGTGTAAAAATAAATCGAGCCGTCGCCACAGTTGTTTTTTAATGGGCGGGAGCTTAGTTTTACTTTGCTCTGAAAATTGCCAAGCATATAATGAAGTCAAGGAACACTTTCAAAATTTCTTGCAATTTCAAACAGAAACGGAAATGACAATAGTGGATTTTTTCCATGCTTATGTCAAAGTAATGGGTGCCACTATATACCAGGCAGCATAGGAAAAATATTATGTTATTCAATTCAATAGCGTCAAATATTACGGACCTTATGGCCATTCAGGCAGGCAGCCAAAGCAATGAAGACAGAAAGCTTGAACATGCAAAGGCCCTTGACCTGTATCACTCCAAGGGCTTGAGCCATTTAGAACAACGTCTTGCGGAAGTCTTTTCCGAGCCCGAAAAGTTTACTACAGTAACCTTGAATGTCATTCGCAAAATTATAAATCAACAGGCCCAAAGCTACCAGGAACCAGCCAAAAGAACACTTGATGGAAGTGAAACCGACCAAAAACTATATCAGGATATTTGTGAAGGATGCTCACTGGATTTAGTACTTAAAGAATGCATTCGAATTGTAAAACTTTTGAAAAGTATTCTATTGAAAGTGGTATGGGTAGAAAATAAATTAAGGCTTGATGTAATCAGCGGGAATTTAATTCAGGACATTCAAACTTTTGACTCCCCCTATGATCTAAAATCTGTACTTATAATTGACTATGGCCAGTCGAACCGGATTCAGGATATAGAGTACTCATATTGGAATCAAGAAGTATATCAGCGTTTAAATTATCGCTATGCTATAATAGAAGAAATTGAAAATCCATATAGTGGATCACTGCCCTTTGTCCCCTTGTTTGACGGCTATAATATTTCAGATGATTTCTTTCTCCCCCTTGATGACAGTCTTATTTCCTTGCAAGAAAGTATTGACGAAAAACTGACAGATTTGCTTTATATAATTAGAATGCAAGGTTTCGGCGTCAGATGGATTAGATCAGAAACCGGAAGCGGCGGGGGATCACTACAGACCGACCCAGGCACTCTAGTAGAGCTAAAAGGGGAGAAGTCACAAATTGGTTTTGAGTCACAAGAAGCAGAAATTGAACAAATAGTTTCTGCAATTGATAAAATATGCAAGTGGACCTCAGTATCACAGGGTTTGAGCGCAGCTTCCTTAAGTACCGACCCCCAGGAGCAAAGTGGGATCAGCAAAATTGCAGATACCAGAGAACTAAGTGAAATGCGGACAGATGACAAGGCTAATTTCAGGATGTTAGAAAGAAATATCTATAGTACTATGCGAACCGTCTGGAATACTCACTCAGCTCAAAAACTTTCTGAAAATTCTTTGTTATCAATCGACTTCGCAGACATTAAGCAGACAACCTCGGTAAAAGAGCAAAGTCAAGCCGATGATTTAAAAATAAATCAAGGGGTACTATCCCCCGTGGATGTAATCATGCGGGAGAACCCCGACATAGTAGACCGGGACACAGCGCTATCACAGCTTTTAGTAATCAAAGATGAAATCAAAACTGTACTAGAATAATTCGCCCTCCCAGGCGTAAAAAGGAGATATTTAAAATGGCTTTAAATTTTGAATTGGAAAAACTTGACGGCTTAGATGAATCAATACAAAAACTTTATGTTGAAAAAGACGGCAAATTTCTTCTGGATGTAACCGGGCTTGAAAAACCTGGATCAGAAAAAATACCAAAGGCAAGACTGGATCAGGAAATATCTAAGAGAAAGGATGCTGAAAAGGAATTGTCAACTATTGCGGACAGTCTCAAAGCCGATATACCGGAAGGTTTTGAAGAACTAGTACCAGAACTTCCACCGGGAAAATTAATTTCCTGGATAAGAGCAGCAAACATAAAGGGCCTGTTTGAATCTAAATCAACCGACGCAGTAGACACAAAAAGGCCAGGTGACAAAAAACCCAATAACTTAGAAAATCTATCCTCACAGCAAAAAATGGCTGGGGGCTACAACAAGAAAAAATAGGAGAACCTAAAATGGAATATCTCACACTCTTGGAAGCTAGTAAGCTTCAAACAAATGCTTTGCGAGCGGGCGTGATTAGTACATTCGCAGAAAGTTCAGCCGTACTTGAACGACTGCCCTTTTACAATATCGCCGGAAATAGTTATCAATACAACCGTGAGCAAACCCTTCCCAACGTAGCATTTAGGGCGGTCAATGCAACCTATACCGCTGATACTGGGGTTTTAAACCCGATGACTAAAAACCTAGTAATACTAGGTGGGATAAGTTAGGTGGACCGGGTTTTGGTTAAAAGTCAGGGCCATGAGAACAACATAAGAGCGATCCATGACGGGATGAAAGCCAAAGCCGCTTCACTCACATATACAAAGAAATTTTTCAAAGGTGATACAGCGGTCACGGCCACAGAGTTCGACGGATTGCAAAAACGGCTAGTAGGTGACCAACTCATTGACATGAACGGAACCCTGACTCTTGCCGGATTGGATGAACTTATTGATGCCGTGCAAGGCACTCCTTCGGCACTCTTTATGAATAAAATTATGCGGAGAAAAGTAAACGCTTTGATGCGAACCGCAGGGCAAGCACAAGAAACGATATCCGATGCCTTTGGCCGTCAAATCAATGCCTATGGGGGTTTGCCGATAGGAGTAATTGAAGACGACGCAGACGGGGACGCAATACTAGACTTTTGCGAAGATGACGGAGTCACTACGTCAATATATGTTTGTCGCTTCGGTTTCGATATGCTTTCAGGCTTACAGAACGGAACTATCGATGTCGAGGACCTGGGACTAGTAGAAACCCAGTATAAAACACTCATTGAATGGCTGACAGGTCTTTGTATATGGCATGGCAAGAGTGCTGCCCGACTTCATGGCATTACTAACACTTAAGAAATAAAAGCAAATAAAACTATAGGAGGAAACCCTAAATGTTTGATAACACTCATATAATGAAGGATGCGGGAGCGGTCACTGCTACAGGTTACGCCGAGGTGGACGCCGTCGCAAAATCTGTGAACCTGGGCGCTGGGCTTGTCAGATTAAATTTGATCTTGAATATTACTGTAATAAAGTGCAGCGTTGCAGATGAAATTTATGTACTACATTAGATGGGCGGAAGTGATGCCAGCTTTACAAAAACTGTTTCTTTATGTTCCAAAGAACTTGGCGCTGGATCAGTTTTGTCAGGAAATCAAGACAGCAAAATTTCCAGAGTAGTACTTGCGGCACAAAATGAGCAAGGTGGCGTGATCTATCCATATGTACGGGTACGGTATGTGATAGCAGGTACATTGCCGAATATTGACTTTACTGCTATCTTACACCAGGACCAGCCCAAACTTGGATGGACAACCTTTGCGACAACTTAAAACTAGTATTGAAGCGAGCGGCTACACATAGGCCGACCCCTATGCACCGCCGCAATAAGGGGGGGGTGAGGGTTTTTTCTCTTCTTCCCTCACTCCCCTTTTAAATTATTTAGCCATGTGGTGGTAATCCTCACGCCACTGGGGGGCAGTGAGTTTTTTGTACTCTTTTCCCTCACTCCCCCCTTTACTTAAAATATAATTTGCGGCGCCTCCCTAGTATGCCATAATCGCCGCACACAGGGGGGTGAGGTTTTTCTTAAGTCCTTTTCTCCTCACTCCCCTTTAACTAAAATGTATACAATTGTAGACAAAAGGTTTTGATTAATGGCCGATTTCTGGACCGAAAAATATAAATTTCAGCATAAAATTTTGGGCGTCATAAATAATATAGATGCAGAGATAGCAAAAACTTTAGAGGGAGCACTTGAAGAGGTCACAGGAAAAATAGCAAAATTGGCCAGCCAGGCAGAAGAAACAGAATCTTTAATCAGAAAAAAACGCTATTTGACGAAGCAACGGTCAGAGATTTCAAAAGTCTTGAATGAAATATATGCAGATATAGGAAAAGAGATCGAAACCAAAAGCTTTGAACTTGCCCAGGCGACCCCGGAAATAATGGCTAAC